AGATTTATGTGCAAAGATAACTACTGCAGCGTATATGTTGGATGATTCCTCAGGAGATCCTGACGCTTTGAGCGAAAAGGATGCAGCCCAACTTCACGAATTATTTAGACTGGTATCTCTATCGGCTGCGGTCTCTTGCGTATCAACTCTATTTTCATTAGGATTAATTGACTCAAAGCTATTAGTAGATGAGGAAGACTATGAGTAATGCAAATTGGTGGAACAAAAAATTAGGTAATCCAAACGCCGTACCTACTACACCTCCAACAAGTCCATTGCCGGGCAATGTATACCGCCCCACTACCCAGCAACCTAACGTTCAAGTTTCTTACGATCCAAACCAAGATCAGCTAGTTACTAGAGCTGCTAGCGCAAGAGATACTGAACGTTGTCCAAACTGTACATCAGGAAATTACATGGCGCCTCAAGGCACTCAACGTAAACGCTGCTATGATTGCGGCTACCCATTAGTTCAAGCTGGTAGCGGTGTTGGTGGTACCGGGTCCGAAGGTCCAGTAACTCCAGCAAAACAACCAGCACAAGGAAGCGGATTCAACCCCACTGTAATCGTAGATAGGATCGGGTAATGACCATGACAATTAATTCAGATGCACTAAAAATTGCGGCATCTATTAACAAAAAACTAGGAAACAACACCGTAGTTACTGCCTCAGAAATGAGATTACCTAAAAGAATTACTACCGGTTCTCTTACACTTGACGTAGTTCTAGGTGGGGGCTGGCCTATGAATCATTGGGTTGAAGTAGTTGGTGAGGCATCTCACGGCAAGACAGCTATTGCGCTGAAAACTATTGCAGCTAATCAAAAAGCAAATGCAGACTTTACTGCTGTATGGGTAGCTGCTGAAAACTTTGACGCAGAATACGCACAGATGTGCGGAGTCGATACCTCTAGGGTACTGATTGTAGAAACAAATAGTATGGAGGATGCATTTGACGCTGTTATTCAGTTTTGTGAGTCTAAGTCTGTTGACATGGTTGTCATCGACTCTTTACCTGCTCTTGTACCCTCGGCTGAGGATGAGAAAACTATGGAGGAGTTTACGGTCGGACGCGGAGCTATGCTTACAAATAAGTTCTTCCGTAAGGTTGCAGCTGCTACAAAGCGCGATCTCGTCGAAGACGAACGCCCAATCTTAGGAATTATGATCAACCAATATAGAATGAAGATCGGAGTGATGCACGGTGACCCGCGTACAACGCCGGGAGGACTCGGCAAAGACTACGCATACTCGATTCGTTGTGAAGTCAAACGAGACGAGTGGCTCGAAGTCGGTACTGGACAAGATAAGCGACGTGTTGGACAAACTATTCGCGTTCGGACCATCAAAAACAAAACCTTTCCACCGCAACAAACGGCGTACCTAGACTTTTATTTTTCGGACGGTGGGGCAATCGATGCAGGTCATTATGATTCTGCTAAAGAGATTGTTGCTTTATCGATTCTAAATGGGATCGTAGACCGCCGTGGAGGTTGGATGTATTACGGAGAGCGTAAGTGGCAGGGTACCCAAGCCCTCCTAGACTCTCTGCGAGAAGAAGTTGACCTACAGCAGGAGATTAGCCGGGCTGTTATGGATACTCTTAAGACCAAGCCAATCTTGATGCTCGATGGAGAGTAGGGGTAAAAAAGAGTCCCTAAAGCACGAGAAGAGGCTAGCCAAAAAAATAGGCGGGCAACGCAGTGCTGCTTCGGGGGCGTTTTGGTCTCGTAAAGGGGATGTAAGAAACGACAGCCTCCTCATAGAGCATAAGTGGACTGGAAAAAAACAGGTCACCATTAAGTCTGAAGTGCTCAAGAAGATCACCAAAGAGGCGATCCTGGATAGTCGTAAACCAGTGCTAGGATTACACCTAGACGGTGAGAATTATGTAGTCCTATTAGAGGAGGATTTTTTTGAGCTGCACAACTTAATAGTGGGAGACTGATGGACGAATACCAGGACAGAGTGTCTTGGGCGTGGAGATATGAGGCTAAGTGCCGAGGAGAAGATACGGAAATATTTTTTCCGCCACGAGACAAAACTTTATATAAAGAGATAGCAGACAAAGCTAAGGCTATTTGCTGGGGCAAAGATGGGAGACCTCCGTGCCCTGTACGTAGAGAATGTTTAAAGGAAGCTATCATTAATGATGAACTACATGGAATTTTTGGCGGCATGTCTCATAGAGAAAGAAATGCAGCTAAGCGTCGGTATACCGCCAAGGGTTTAAGCTTAGACCAGTGGCTTGATTCGGAGGACAAACGTGGTAAAAAAGGCGATACAAAACAAGGAGCTAAAAAGCTTCCTTAATACAAAGAAGCGAGAAACAAAGCTTGTAGGTGCTTTAGAGCGCCACATACTTGCAAAGCCTTTTGATGAACGTAATCATGACGTACTTCACCCATCTGATCTAGTAAAGATAGAGTGGTGTGCCTTAGCTGCTTATCACGCACTACGTGGAAATTATGTAGAAGTGCGGGATAAGTTAACTCTTAGACAGGCATCTATTTTTGCTGAAGGTAACTACATTCACACTAAATGGCAAACATGGATTGCCGAAATGGGAAACTTGTACGGTACGTGGAAAGATAAAACTGGAACAAGTTGGGCTTTATCAAAAGATATTCACCCAAGTGTTGACTATGCAGAAGTTCCTCTACACAGCGCTAAGCATAAGATTTCTGGAAAAGCAGATGGTTGGGTTAAGGGATTAGGGCCCGATTTTCTTATTGAGATTAAATCAATAGGTCCTGGGACTCTTCGTTTTGAAGCCCCGTATTTACTAGCAGAGGCCGACGGAGATGTAGAAAAAGCCTGGAAGAATATCAAGTCTCCATTTAGAAGCCACCAGTTGCAGGGGCAGGTATACCTACATTTATGTCATTTAATGGTTGCAGAAGGTCTTTTAGATTCTGCGCCAACAGAGATTGTATTTATCTATGAACTTAAATCAAGTCAAGACTATAAAGAATTTACAGTTCAATATAACCCCGAGTACACCAAAGATATTTTTGATAAGGCTATGGATGTTTCCTGGGCAGTTGACAACAACCGACCACCAGTGTGTAGTATTAACCCAGTAGTTGGGTGTAAGAGATGTGCACCTTTTAGAGGAGGAGAAGCATGAGCCCTATTGAATTAAAGGTAGCTGAGGCCAGTAGTAGAACTATTCAGGCGTTAAAGAATCAAGGCTTATTAGTTAACGAACGTTTTGGTTATGACGCTCCAGCATTACCATCAGACATCACAGGTATGATGGAAGAAGAAGTTATGGATTTATACACAAAGTATGTTGCTTATTTAGAGTTTATAAACCTACAGCTTTGGTGTGCAGAAGTAGATAAAGCAGAAGGCGAAAAAGTTCTTAGCATAGTTAGGGCTGAAAAAAAATTATCCCTCAAGGGTTCTGGCAAGGCAGTGGCCATGATTGACGCAGAGATTGAGTTGGATGAGGAGTACCGAAACAAAGCGGATGCTTTGCAAGAACTATCAAATTATTGCGGCCTTATAAAGATTATCTCTGACCGCTTATCAAAAGATATTGCTCTAATCAATAGAGAGATTACTCGTAGAGTTAATATAAACAAAGCTGCAGGTAGAAGTACCTGGCTATTACCTTAGGAGGACACATGACTTGGGAACAAATGGCTTTATTTACTGATGAAGAGCTTGGTATTAGAAGATCCTATAAGTTAATTGGACTAACAGGTTATGCTCAGTCGGGTAAAGATACTGTAGCAAACATTCTTGTAGAGAAGTATGGATATAGACGTGTCGCTTTTGCAGATAAGATCAGAGAGTTTTTGTACGACGTAAATCCCCTGGTTGCTTGCAGCCCAACAGGTTATCTAAAAGACTTAGTAGATCTTGTTGGTTGGGATAAAGCTAAGCAGGAGAATCAAGTAAGGCGTTTATTACAAGACTTGGGAGTATCTGCCCGTAAAGTTTTTAATGAAGACTTTTGGATTCAAGCCGCCTTATCTGACATGCACCCATCAGAAAGAATCGTTGTTACTGATGTTCGTTTTACCAACGAAGCAAATTATATTGAGCGGTTTGAGGGGCAGCTCTGGAGAGTTGTACGCCCTGGAGTAGAAGCAGTAAATTCTCACATATCAGAGACTGAGTTGGACGGATTTACTCCAGACCATACCATTGTCAATGGGGGAACTTTAGAAGACTTAGAACTCCTAATTAAAATTAGGATGAACGATGCCATCGCAATCTAGAAAGCATCGCGGGTACAAATCCCAGGACATTCTTGCCAACAAGTTAGTGTCTGAAGGCTGGCCTTATGCAAAGTCTACTGGTGCGGGTAGATCAGGTACTGACGTTACAGGAACTATCGGCATAGATTGGGAAGTAAAAGCTCGCAAAGATTTTAATCCAAGTGCAGCTATAAAGCAGCTAAAGGAAAGAAGTGCGGACGACCTGTTGCCTGTAGCCGTCCTCCGACTGAATGGCCAGGGACCAGCTACCGTGGGAGACTGGCCAGCAGTTCTTAGGTTAGACGACCTAATTAAGCTATTAAAGGCGGCAGGATACGCTGACTTAACCCCATAAATATCGTACCGTTTACCTTCGGAGGGCTTCCACTATTCGAAACCGAAGGACTACTAAACGTGGCAGAAGAAACTGAAGATAAATTCCTGCGTGTAAGCGCTGGATCTAATGCACAGTCGGTTGGTTCGGCTATCGCCCACGCTCTCTATGAGGCTCCTCAAGTTAAATTAAGAGCCGTAGGCGCATCCGCTGTCAACCAGGCTGTCAAAGCTATTGCAATAGCTCGTGGATATGTTGCCCCAAGAGGGCTTGATCTTACTTGCAGACCTGGATTTACTACGGTAGATTCAAGAGATGGACAAATCTCTGCGATAGTCTTTACTATACAAGTCTCTTAGGGTATTCTTATCATTAAGAGATCTAACAAGGGTTAGGATTAAAATGGCAGATGCAACATCAGAAGCTTTAGCCGGAATGGCAAAGCAAGGCCGCACCCCTATGGGACGTGAAGGCACTAAGTTTTCTACGGCTACACCAAAAGCTGGTAAGTTAGTTAAGAAGCAGGGTGCACAGTCTGGAGACCCAAGCGCTTACGGTACTAAAGCAAATCGTAAGAACGCGTTGCCTTCAGCAGCTGAGCGAAATGGCGCAGCTTATTCACCTACTACCGCTAGATATACAAAGCAGGTAGACCCAGCTTCAGGTGAGACCCAACGTAACGGCGTCATTATTCGTACAGCTACAAAGCGTACTCGAATTAACTTTGACGGCGGAACTTCCGCTTCGTACTAATTTCGTGTAGTATATGCCTAGCCTCAGAATTGGGGCTAGGCAATACGGACCAACATACGGAGCAAACACATGTTACAAAACCTCTACGAAGAGGCTAAAGAAAATAACAAGATCCTCAA